CTCAAGCACATTTACCCTGACGGATATTAATTCTGGGTCAATCACTGCTGGCGCGGCAATGGTGTTTTCAAGCAAATGGCTTATGACTTACGATGTAGCGGCTAGTGATTCGTTTAACAATTCTCCATTCATCCCCGATGATGGTGTAATTGCTACCGATGGAATCTATGCTCAAATGAGTAATGTAGTAGCTTGCAATATTTATTATGGCTGAAACAAAACAGGCAACTTTGATGGGACGCAAGCTGTTTATAGGCATCCCCGATTATGACGGCAAGTTAAACATCAAGACCGCATTTGCACTGGCGCAGTTAATGCCCAAGGCGATGAGTCTTGGTGTATCCGTCACGTTGTCTGATTTGTCAAACTGCTCAATCATTACTATGGCTCGCAATGCCCTAGTACACGAATTCTTAAAAACAGACTGCACAGAGCTTCTGTTTATTGATGCGGATGTTATTGTTCAACCCGACGACATTTTGCGTTTAATGGCCCAAAGTGGCGGCATGGACATTACCGCTGGCGCGTACCCACGTAGAGCCAAGGATGCTAAATTCTTTGCTGATGTGTATTACGACGATAGCGGCGACCTTGAGTTCAAAGGTTCTTTGATGCGTCTAAAACGCGCCCCTACTGGGTTCATGTTGATCCAGCGGCATGTCATTGAGCAGATGATTTTTAATCATCCAGAATGGACTTATGAAAAGTCCCCAACAGAAAAGATGTCAGCGGTGTTTGACTTTGCTATCCGTGATGGTAAATATGTTGGCGAAGATTATTTGTTCTGCGACCGCGCTACTGAGATGGGTTTCACGGTTTACATTGACGTTGACATTAGCTTGCCCCACGTTGGACAAGACACCTTTGAGCGTAACTTCCGAGAAGAAGTTGTAATGCCAATGTTGGAAAATATTCATCACTCCAGATTGAAAGTCGTCAATGGCTAAATCACCAGCATGGCAACGCAAGGAAGGCAAATCGGACAAGGGCGGACTGAACGCCAAAGGACGTGCTTCCTACAACAAAGCCAATCCGGGCAAGCCGGGGTTGAAAGCCCCCCAACCAGAGGGCGGCTCACGCCGCGACTCTTTCTGCGCCCGGATGGAGGGGATGAAGTCCAAGCTGACCAGCGCCAAGACAGCCAAAGACCCGGACTCACGCATCAACAAAAGCCTGCGGGCGTGGAAGTGCTGATATGAGCGAATCACACGAAACTGCGAAGCACGTTGTTGACGCTTTGTCAATATTAACTGTAGTAGGAACCTTGGTGGAAATGTTGCCGTCGATTGCCGCAATCTTTACTATTGTGTGGACGGCCATCCGCATCTGGGAAACCGAAACGGTCCAAAACCTGTTAGGGCGCAAGGGTGCGCCTAAGGACGAGTAATCATGCCGGATCTAACTTCTTTAGTAGGTGGTGGGCTAAAGTCATTTGGGGTAGATAAGCTTTCTGAAAACTTGTCCCCACAAATGAGAGAGCTCTTGCCTTTTGCCATAAACCCACAAGGCTACTTAGTTGGTAAAGCTGTAAATTCCCTTGCGGATTATTTGGGTTACGGCAATCAAGTTAAAGACCTTCAATCTGATGCTAAAGCTGAAAAAGACTACTTTAAAGAGACGATGCGCGACGCTGCTGGAAATGTATTGCCCGGTGCATTAGGTGACTTTGTACGTGCAACGCCTAAAGAAACTGAACCTTATGACCCATATAACGGCTATTACGCGCAAAATATAGGCGATTGGGTAAACACCCGTGAGTCAACTCCAGAATCCCTTGATAAGTTTGAAAACTTCGTTCGCAATGAAAATTACGGAACACAAACTCCGGGACAAGGAAAACATGTTGGGCCACTTCCTGAAGATAACCCACTATTTGAGAGCAACGTAAGCAATCTTCCATACGAGCTAAAGTCAACGCCGGTTAGCGGAGCACCTGATGATTTTGACCCCGCGTTGTTAGCTTCTATTTTGCGCGGGGACAGCGAGGATACAGGACAGCTACAAGCGGGGGATCAGTTTGATCCTAATATTGGCATGGCGATTCCAAGTGGTGGTAAAGACTTTGAACGCGGGATAGAGTCTAATGGCTTTGATGGCGGCGGCGGAAAATACATGGCGTACGCTAAAGGCGGTCAAACTTGTGGGTGTAAACATTAATGCCAAGTACAAGCAAAAAACAACATAATTTCATGGAAGCGGTGGCCCACAACCCATCGTTTGCTAAGAAAGCAGGCGTTCCGCAATCAGTGGGGCAAGACTTCTCATCGGCTGACAAAGGCCGTAAATTTTCAAAAGGTGGATCTATGGCTAAGAGCGATATGAAAGAAGACATGGCAATGGACTTGAAACAAGACAAAGCCATGATGCAAAAGGCCGTGAACAAACACGAAAGCCGCTTGCACAAAGGTCAGCCCAAAACCAAATTAGCCGCTGGTGGCTATACCAAAGCCGCTGATGGCTGCGCTGTAAAAGGCAAAACCAAAGGCACCCAAATCAAGATGAACATGGGCGGATACGCCTGCTAAAAGGAGTTAACATGAAAAAACGTTACGAAGACGGCGGCGAAATCGACGCATTGGAAGCAGCAAACAAATCTGAAGAATCCCAAGATATTGCGGATTCAATGAAACGCGGCGCTCCCGGCATGTCTGAAACGGTGAAGGCTAAACCTAAAGCCACGCCCAAACCTGCACCTAAGCCCGTCGCTAAAGCCGCGTCTACACCTGCCCCTGCCCCTGCCCCTAAAGCCGCAGCAGCCGCTGACGAAAGCAAGATGTCTGTGGCAGACCGCGCAAAGGCAAGCCGTGAACGCGCTAGAGCCGGTAGCGGTTCAACTGACACACGTTCTGTTGGTGAGCGTCTGCGTTCCGCCTTTGCTGGTAAAGACCGTGGTGGAAACAGTGTTGACTTTGCCGGAACCGGCATGGGCATGAAACGCGGTGGTTCTGTAGGTTCCGCTTCGCGCCGTGCAGATGGCATTGCCTCCAAGGGTAAGACTCGCGGAAAGTTCATCTAATCATGTTAGCTAGCCGTGGTATGGGAGCCATGCTCCCAAGCAAAATGCCCAAAGGCGTAAAAAAAGCACGCCGGGACGACACTGACTTCACGCAATACGCTGAAGGTGGTCCTGTTGGCCTGTACGCCAACATTAACGCAAAACGCGCTCGGGGTGAGAAAATGCGCAAACCCGGGCAAAAAGGGGCACCCACGGCTCAAGCTTTTATTGACTCTGCAAAGACGGCTAAAAAATGACCACTACCGGCACAACCCTATTCAACATGGATTTCACGGAGATTGCCGAGGAAGCATGGGAGCGTGCCGGTCGTGAAATGCGTTCTGGGTATGACTTGCGCACAGCCCGTCGGTCGATGAACCTGATGACCATTGAGTGGCAGTCTAAGGGTATTAACATGTGGACAATGGAGCAGGGATTCATTAACCTGACTCCGGGGTTGAGTACATACGCCCTGCCAACGAACACGATTGATCTGCTAGAACACGTCATTCGTACTGGGTCCAACACTGCGTCTACGCAATCGGACTTAACCATTACACGCATTAGCGTCTCAACCTATGCCACTATTCCAAACAAGCTTACACAAGCTCGCCCAATTCAAGTCTGGGTTCAAAGACTTTCTGGCGAAGTTAATCCAACGGATTCGGTCTTGGATGGCGCGATTTCGGCAACAGCCACCACAATAGCGCTTAACACCGTAGTTGGTTTAGCTGGGTCAGGTTTTATTCGGCTTGATTCAGAAGATATCTACTACACGTACATATCAGGGAATACCCTAGGCGGCGTGTACCGTGGTCAAAATAACACCACGGCAGCCACTCATATTACTGCTACCGCAGTGTATGTTCCACAGCTTCCAGCCGTAACCGTTTGGCCTACGCCCGACAACAGCACGACGTACCAGTTCGTTTACTGGAGACTGCGTCGTATACAGGACGCTGGTGCGGGTGTTAGTACGGCAGACATGAACTTCCGTTTCTTGCCCGCTTTGGTATCCGGCTTGGCTTACCACATTGCAGTTAAGACGCCTGAGTTAATGCCCCGCATTGAGATGCTTAAACAGATGTACATGGAAACGTTTGAGATAGCCGCTGGGGAAGATCGGGAAAAAGCTGCGGTTCGGTTTGTTCCTCGTCAAATGTTCATTGGTGGCTCATAATGGGGAATAGGTTTGCATCAGGCAAAAAAGCGATTGCAATGTGTGATCGCTGCGGCCAGCAATACTTACTTAAAAAGCTTAAAACTGAAATCATTAAGCAGCGAAAGTACCAATTGTTGGTTTGCCCTGAGTGCTGGGACCCTGACCAACCGCAGTTAATGCTTGGTACTTTCCCCGTGGATGATCCACAGGCTTTGCGTAATCCCCGCAAAGATACAACATACGTTACGTCTGGTGTTAACGTGGATGGTAGTTTGTCTGGTGGTTCACGAGACATTCAGTGGGGTTGGAATCCAGTTGGTGGATCAAGAAATTTTGATACTTTACTAACGCCAAACTACTTGGCATTAGGCGTACAAATTGGTACAGTTACAATTCAAATAGGAGCTTAAAATGGCTTTCACACGATCAGCAGATGGCATTGCCAAAAAAGGTAAGACTGAGGGCAAAAACCTTGGTAACAGCGGCCCAACAGCCAAAGAAGTTATGGGCGGCAAAAAGACTAAGGGCGTAACTGGCGAAGCCATGCGTGCTGTTGGTCGCAATATGGCCCGCGCCAACAATCAAAAACGAGGTTAATCATGGCTACATTTAGTAAGAAGATGATGGGCAAAGAAGTTGGTGATGCCAAAGTCTATGCCAAGCCACACACCATGACGGGTAAAGCTGTGTCAGCTTCCGCCAATCCCGGCAAAGAACCTAACCGTAGCAAGCTTGATACGTTAGATGTCAGCATTGGCGCAGAAAGCAAGTCTGCTGGCAATGAACCAACCAAGACAACTGGCATCAAAATGCGTGGCGCTGGTGCGGCTACCAAAGGCTTTATGTCACGGGGCCCGATGGCATGACGTACACCGAACTTGTCACCGCAGTACAGGATTACTGCGAGAACACTTTCCCCACTGCCGACATGAATAACTTCATTAAGCAGGCGGAGCAACGCATCTATAACACGGTGCAGATTGCTAACTTGCGAAAGAACGTGACAGGCTCGTTGACCCAAGGTAACAAATACTTGGGTTGCCCAAATGATTTCTTGTCAACATACAGTTTGGCTATTTACCCAGCCGCTGGCGGCGACTATTTGTTCTTGCTGAACAAAGATGTGAACTTCATGCGTGAAGCATATCCAAACCAAGCAACACAAGGTAAGCCTAAACACTATGCAATCTTTGGCCCACAAACCAATGATGTGAATGAATTAACGTTCATGATTGGCCCAACGCCCGATGCCGCATACATGGCAGAGTTGCATTATTTTTACATACCGCAATCCATCGTGACCGCAACCACTACATGG